AATTCCTGGACCACAAAATATAGGACATGAAAAACATATATCAAAAGAATTAAAAAATATATCTAGATTAGTTTTATTTATAACAGGGGATGAAGAAGGAGTCTTTGATATAGATAGAATAGATCATCCTAATGCTGAGATTTGGATTCAATACCCTCATAAAAAACATGAAGCATACAACAAATTGCCAGTAGGTGTGCCACAACATTTAAAAAACAATTTGCCTAATTATAAGACTAAAACATATGACGTATTTTTTGCTGGGCAGATTACACATCAAAGAAGAGAACAGTTGGCAGGGGCAATAGCATTGGTTAACAATGCCCTTTATAAGCCCACAGATGGCTTTGCTAGAGGAGATAAGCCAATTTATTACTATGACAACCTAGCCAGTTCAAAAATTGCTGCTTGCCCTGCAGGGGCTGTATCAATTGATTCATTTAGGCTATATGAAGCAATAGAAATGATGTCTTTGCCAATAGTAGACTTTATAGATTCAAGTGGTTTAGAGGATGATTTCTATCAACGTCTTTTTAATGAGGTAGTTCCATTTTATAAAACAAAAGATTGGAATGAATTATCAAACATTAATTTAAAACTATTAGAAGCATATCCAAACAATATGCATACTGTGGTATGCTGGTGGATTAAATATAAAAGAGATTTTGGAATTAAATTAATGAGGCAAGTAAATGAATAAAAATGATGTAACAATAATTTTAGCAACATCAATTGTTCCAGATCATCCAAACACTGAAATGATAGAAGAAACAATACATAGTATTAGAGCACACTTTCCAGATAATGAAATCATTATGCAGATTGATGGGTTGAGAAAAGAACAGTTGCATAGAAAAAATGATTACGATGAATATAAAAATCGCATACTTTGGAAATGTTTGCATGAATATAAAAATATATTGCCAATTATTTTTGATCAGCATAGCCATCAAACAACAATGATGAGACAAACAATAAAAGAAATACAAACATCTTTACTTTTATATGTTGAGGGAGATACACCTCTAACTCCAGATATAGAGATTGATTGGCAAAAATGTTTAGATATGATTGAGTATGAAAAAGCAAATACAATAAGATTTCATTTTGAAGCATCTATTCCAGAACCACACAAACATTTAATGTTTAAATTAGAAGATGGATTTTTACAAACTGCTCAATGGAGTCAAAGGCCACATCTAAGTAGGGTTTCATATTATAAAAATGTAATCTTGCCACCGCTTGATGATTGTGCTTTTATTGAAGATAAAACTCATGGAATAATTCAAGATGACCTTTTACCTTATAATATTTTTAGTGAAGAAGGATGGGAAAAACACAAACTTTGGATATATCATCCAGAAGAAAATATTAAAAGATCATATCATTTAGATGGTCGTAAGGGTACACTTAAATATACAAGCGATGATGAGATTAGAGGATATAAAGGATGACACTTGGAATTATTGCTAGATCTGATAATACTGGACTAGGAAATCAAACACGGGAATTAGTTAAGATGCTTAATCCCGACAAAATTTTATTGATTGACTCAGAACACTTCAATGGCAATGAACAACACCCAGAATGGTATAAAGATTATAATGTAACAACTACATTGAGCGGGTTTCCAACAAAACAAGAATTAATAGAATTTTTAAGAAACATAGATGTAGTGCTAAGTTGTGAAACTTTTTATAGACAAGATTTTTTACATTATGCTAAACGAAGAGGCATTAAAACAATATTACAATATAATTTTGAATTCTTACTTAATATGTCTGTTCCAGAAGCAGAACTTCCAGATGTTTTACTTGCCCCAAGTTTATGGAATATAGATCAAATTGAAAAAATGGTTGATGGCAGATGTAAAGTAATTCACCTTCCACCTCCAACTGATTCAACTTTGTTTGAAAATGTTAGACAAAACAATATGTCAAAAGATCATAATAGGTTGTTGCACGTTGGTGGAAAGTTTGCAGCAAAAGATAGAAATGGAACTGAAACTGTGTTACAAATGCTTAAATATTCAAAAGCAAATTATGAATTAGTAATTACAACACAAAAGTTTCCAGAACTAAATCTAAAAGATTCAAGAGTTACAGTTGATAATAGTAACCCAGAAAATAGGGAAGAACTTTATAATGGGTTTGATGCTATGCTTTTGCCAAGAAGGTATGCTGGCCTATGTCTTCCAATGAACGAAGCATTGATTAGTGGACTTCCAGTATTTATGACGGACATATCTCCAAACAATTTAATTCTTCCTAAAGAATGGTTAGTAAAATCTGAACACATTAATGTTTTTCAGGCTAAATCATTAATAGATGTTTATGATGGCAATCCAGAACATTTAGCAGCCATTGTTGATGAGTATATGGATAACAAAGATAAGCGTGAAATGAAAGATTCTGCATTACAAATAGGATTAAATCATTTTGCTAAAAATAATCTAGAGGATAAGTATTTAGATCTTATCGCTCATATGTAGATTTTTCTGAAAAGTTTGTAGTTAAATAATCTAACAAAAACATAAAAGAACTATCTGCGCTAGACAAGTAAGGAATTTGTTCTTGGTCTTGATTATATGATAGTGCAACTAACCCACCACTTTTGTGAACCTTGACATCTTTTACTGTTTCTCCGCCAATGTTAAATGTATTTCCATACTTTGATCTCCAAAGTGTTGAATAATTTTCTTCAAGAATAGTTATTAGTTTGCTTTTTTTCATTGGCATTGGCACGTGAACTTCATAACTAATAGGGTTTGGTATGTCTCTTCTTTGTAGATAGGCATATGTTTTTCCTAGTCTGTGTAAATAAGTAGACCTAAGCCCGAGATTATGATATTGATTTATTTGATCTTCAAGTGATCCATTGTTATATATTTTTACTTCATCTATTTTATTTGTAATATAGAAATCATCATTCATTAATATAAAATCTTCAGGTATTTCTTCAGAGGCGCAGGCAGCCCTAAGATTATTAAGTGCATTTTGATACTTATGTTGATCTTGTAATACTGGAATATGATTACCAACATACCAATCTGGTTTTCCACCAACTACCCAAATTTTTGGATCATTAGTATTTTTTACAACAGATCTAATTGAGTATCTAAGTTCTTCGTTTTCACCATCTTTACATATGTATACAAAATTCATTTTTATTCCTTTTTATTAATTATATCATGCTATGCTATAATTATTATATGTCAAGTCACCAGGTTTATAATGTATCAAAAACTTCAGAACCAATACAAATTACTCCAAGCGTAGAGCATAATGGAATGAATATTTACATACAAAATATTAGCCATCACGGATATGTTTATATTGGAACTAATCATCAATATTCAAAGTTAACCTTAGATAATTTTGGACACAGATTAGGTCCAAATGAATCAATAAAAATCACAACTGCAACACTAATAGATCATTTATATTTAATAACACCTAACGATAATATTAAAGTTGCTGTTTTAAGAAAAAACATTCCTACAAAATATTAAAAATAACAGGGCAGTGATTGCACCACCCTGCTATAACTTATTATTATTTTTTAACAGTTGTTGATTTCTTAGCAACTTTTTTTGCTGCTTTTTTAACTGGCTTGATATTCTTAAGCGCAACCTCTACATCTTTTGCAACTGCATCAAACTTTCCAAAAGATTTATCCTTTGGATTTGCTGCACGAAGTGCGACTGGAACTAGGGCTGCTACAAGTGCTGCCCACATATCTTTAGGATCTGTAATTCCAGCGGTATACAAAGCAATTACTGCTGCAAGAACTGAGCGACCATAACTTGAAAGCATTGCTTTTAGTTGTTCTTTATTCATTTAATCACCTCTTTCATATACCATTATAGCGTATATTGCTATAAATCTTTTTATTTTTGCTCAACTATAGGCTTGAGTTTTTCTAAAATAAACTTTAATTTTGCATCTGAGTATAAGTCTGCCAACTTTGGCTGTTCAATTTGTTGCTCACAATATAAGATAATATCATTAACGATATCCATTGTTTCTTCAATATAGTTAAAAGCCACGTCTCTAGAATCTGATAGAAACTTAATAAAGTTTTCTTGAGTTTCATCTGTTTCATTTTTAATTAAATCTAATTGATCTTTTAAGGTTTCAGAAAAAGCCTTTAATATTCTTTGATCAAGAACAAGTTGTTTTAATAGTATTTTTAATGTATACACTTTATAGGACAAAGATACAATAACGCACATGCTTAAAAATAATCCAGTAAACGTAATTAAATTAAAGAACTGCATTTAACAACTCATTTCTTTTTTCATGTGTTGGCCAATAATATTGGCAAGGAACTTTGCGTTCTGGACAGCACGGAACATTGTATGGGCTTGATTCTGCATACTGATATTTAATATAATAGATAGGATCTTTTTTAAATAGATTAGCCTTATGAGTTGTTGTAATACGCATTACTTCATTGTCATTAGACCAGAACATTGGTGGGGTATTTCCCCATCTACCCAAACATTTTGTTTTAAGATCATTAAGGTTGTTCTCATTGTTTATTGTCTTAATACCACGAACCTTAGCCTCTTCTATCATGTGCTGTATATAAGACCACAGGCCAGTCTCATAGCCCTTCCACATAAGCACTGCTGGATGATTACGCCATGCTCCAGATGGGGACTCTCCTGACAATACCTTGAGTATTTGATATCCCTCAAGTATCTGTTTATTGAGTCTTTTACTATCTAAAGATTTTGCGGAATGTGAAATGTCACTAGATGGAATAAATGTTTGCATCAAATAACCTTTAGAACCTTACAACGAGTACATGCTAAATAAGTATTACCAGTAAATGGACATGAACCAGCATTTGCAAGTATGTGTCCCTTGATCTTACACAAGAGTTTTTTAATAATCATTTTCCACCAGTCCTAACTAGGAATACTATAGCCCCATTTTCTTCTAAGGCTTTTTTAACTCTTACCATATATTCTACAGCAACTCTTTTATCTCTGTCAAATAAATTCATAAAACTTTTTTCATCTGCTCTTACTGTAATGAAATGCTCATTATCAATAATGTCTACACCAAATCCTTGTGGAGGAGTAAGGGATCTAACTGCTCGCTTCATTGCATCTGTATACATTTTACCTCATTGTCAGATTCTGCCATATTTCAGACCATTTAGATTTTGTTTTATGACTATTAAACTCTCTGGATATTTTACCTTTGTCTAAATAAATACCGCCCCAAATTCCATATTCTTTCTGTGATATTCCAACAGCAAAACAAGTTGCTGCCACTGGACATTTTAGACAAACACTGTCAACACCATGACGAATATCTGGAGTTTCCTCATACTTATCAAAAAATAAATTTGTATCAAAATTTTTACAAGCAGCACTTTCTTTCCATAAATGTTTATTCATACTGTTTGTACTTATCTGGCATAGTCCAGCCGTTACGGTTTGCTACATATCTTTTTTGAATATTCCATTTATTATTTTTATATACTCCGTTTTTTTCAAAGGCAGCAGAATCTAATGGAGTTAG